AAGGCTTTGTCTGCTATTACTGGGGAAACTACGTCTATTTCATCAACGAGAACGTGCGATAAATTTAAACCAATAATTCTGCTCCAATTTTCAAAGGATCTACAAAGTAGTTTGCTATCACCTTCTTTGAAGTGCATTGTATATTCTGGAAGCGGACTAGCTCTAAAGGTATAAGGGATTTCATACTGCTCAAGGAATAGCTCGAAGTCTGTTTGCCAAATGTCTCTGATTAATGGGGCAGTTGGTTCCATAACAGCACCAATAAAGCCAATATTCTGGGCTGCTAATTTTACTGCCATACTGCATAAAGCCCTAGTTTTCCCTGCTCCATACCCTGCACTAAGTCCTACTATCTCATTTTGATTATCAAAAAACTGTTGCTGCGGTGGATGTAAGTCTGTTCTTATACGATCTAATAACTCATCAGTATCAATATCAGTGTAATGACTGCCTATGTGATCTAATACAGATCCTTCTCTATTCAGTATGCTCAAGACATCACCTGACCGACCTTTGCCATTGAGTTTATGCAGCCTAATGCAACTGTTAACTGACCTGATTTCCTAGCCTCTTTTGCCAGTGATGCGTATTGAGCTAAAACTTCCGCAGTAAATTGTCGTCTATCAATATCAAAATCTTGCTTCAAAATCTCTCTGGCATCTTGCATATAGCTGTCAACTGTCCTTGAAGATACACCCCATTCAGTCGAGGCAAATCGAACTATCTCTGATCTAACAGTACCAACAGACAAAAGACTAGCTACTTTGTTCACTCTGAACTCATGCTCATTCTTGCTAGTTCTGCCGTTGGCCACTATGGAAATATGGTTTTATTTAATTTAAATGTAGCGTTAATCTAGTATTTTTGTAAATTTACTATATTTTTCTTTAGGTCTTGGCTGTTGCCAATGTCTAACACCATTGATAATGCGGTAGTGTTGTTTTTGGAGTGGATCATAGACTGTGAGGCTGTTCATGGTTTTTGTTTTTCCCAGTTGCGGATTAGTAGTAAGAGATCATCAATACGTTTTCTAGCTGCGGCAATGCGGTCAGAATTGAATTGATCAAAGTTTTTATTTTTCATATATTTATTTCAATACATACCCACCCTGTAATTTCTACACCACTTGGAGTAAAGCTTTTTTTGTATTCATAAAGCCAACCATTGTAAGGATTACACCAAACCCTACCTATTTTTTGTGTTTTAGGAAAAATGTTTTTCATCAAAAGGGTAAAGTTGATTGATTATAAGATTCTGGTTTTTTAGGTAAGCACCAAAGATGTTCCTTCTTTCCGTAGTTACCCATTACAAAGTCTTTTGTTTTCTCAAGTTTCCCATCATCAGATAAGTTTGTCATAGCTCTTCTAATTGATGTTATAGGACAGTTAAGCCCTGAGATATTAAGAACCATTGAAGGGCTAAGTGGTGTTTCATATTGGTTGAAACAGTTTATGATCTTTTGCTCTTGAGTTTTAGCTTTAGTGTGTGACCTAGCTAGTTCACTAGGGTTTTCATTGATGGTGTTGTAGAAAGTCATTAGTTTATACCTTTTTTAGAAAGTGCTTTAGCTTCTATTATTCTGGCTGCCTGTAAAAAATCATATCCAGCATCAATCATGGCCTGTTTCATTTTTTTTGGATAGTACATAGTTCTATAAAAGTAATGATCACCAGTTATAAAATGCGTACCTTTTTTAAGAAAACCCAAGTTTCTATATCTGAATATTGAACTTCTAGAAATTTTAGTAATTTTTTCTGTTTCATACGCAGTATATAAACCTTCTTTGTGGTATTCATGCCTACTTTTTTGGTTTATATATTTTGAATAATCAGTGGGAATATATTTTACGGGTTTTATTACGTCATTAAACTCTTGCATCACCTCACTTTGAGATTTATCAACATAAAGAGAAAGGCTTTTAAGATCACCAGCTTTTGCCATTTGTAAAATGCTATAAAGCTCTTGCACCCTATGATGACCAAATTTGTACGGTGCTGGTTTGCTCATTCTGCCTTTTATAGATTTTTCAAGTTGTATCTTTAAATGCTTAAGTTTTATATTTATCCATTTATCAATATCTTTTCTTTTCCAAAACTTTTTATCAAGTCCTTGATGTTGTGATTTATCAAGAAGTCTTGAAGGTTTTGGAATCGTCTGTTGTCTAAGTAGATTGTTTATATGTAATATTTCAATACCAAGTATTTTGGCAATATCAAAAACAGTATATTCATCACTTAAAACTTCATTTTTAGGATCAATGATAATGTGACCTGTAATATCAAATTCTTTTTGTAGAATTTGTCTTATATATTCTCTGGAAACATTAAACCTGTCACCTATTTTTTGCAAAGAAAATCCATCTTTTCTCATGCGTAGGATAATTTCGTTTCTTGTTTGCTTGTATTCGGCATCAAGAGGTCGGCCAACTTTGTTTTTACAGTATTTCATAATGATTTAATAGCGAAGTTTGATAGTTGATCTTTTACTTTTTGCACTTCTGGAGGAAGTGAAGCTTTTTGGTTTTTAATGTTTTCTTTAATAACCTTATTCATTAGCTTTGCAGTTTTAGCCCAACTGTCTTTTCTCATGGTATGAATCTCTCTGACAATATCCATATCAATGTTGACACCATAGTTATTTCTTATAGTGCCATCCATATCTCTAAAACCATGCTTGATGATTTGACCATCAATATCTGTCTGAGCATTAGCTGAAGCACAGTAGCATATGAGAGCTAAATCATGTCCACCACTACGTTTTCCTTGATCATCAATGTCATAATCAGGCATATGGTTGTTTATTAACCCATCAGAGTTATGGATTATTCCTGTATCATTACAGGCATAACAGATGTGAATGGGTGCATTGAAAGTGACTTCACGATCAATAGCGGATCTTTTATAATTTTTCATTTTAGTTGTGCTTGCCATTGAGGAGTTTCAAAAACTTTTACACAATGTGTATGAATTTTGTTTTTTACATTAGTAAGCTCTTTACTCTTTTCTTCCCACTCAAAACTATATTGCAGATTTCTTATGTAATCATCTGAGTTTTGATCTTGTTCTTTTAACTGATCTTTGATTTCAAGTATTGAATCATCAATAGTTTCAATTTTTTCATCAAGTAAATTTTCAAAGAGAATACACTCTTCAGTCGTAATAGATAAATTCATGGGGTGTCAAAAAGGGGTGTTTTTGTGTTTTTTCAATGTAGTGGGTTTCTTAACGGCTGTCAATAGGTATTGTTCAAATTGACCATTTTTGATATATCGAAAACAATCAGGAAACAATGGAGTGAAGTTATCATTCTTTAATTGCTTTGATCTTGCCCTTATATCGGCCTCAAGGCATTGAAGTAGTCTTTCCTGTGTCTTTCTGCTCAGTTTCATAAATTCGGCTTTTGCAAGCTTTTTAGATTGTGATACAACTCTCATCGAAGTAGGAATTTTTCTGTAAGATTGCCAGAAAGGTTCAAAAAAAGTGTTTATAAGTTTTATAGTTAATTTTGTTTTAGTTAAATTGTTATAGTTAGGGTGTACCTCTGACACTACCCCAGTGTCTGTCTGACACCCCCCTAGTGTCTGTGTGATACTACCCCCAGTTCCTGTGAGACACCCCCCATGAATAGCTGGATCTGGGACAGGAAGTGCCTTACATTGACTCCAAATACTGACTCTATAGCAGTTTGTCCTCTGGTTTTTTTCATTAATCCTGTATTGTTTTTGCAGTAGACCAAGTTCTACTAATTCATTAACAGTTCTAATAACACTGGATCTGGACATCTTTGCATCTTTAGCAATCGTCTGATAACTAGGCCAAATGTTTGGATAGTAACTTTGCAAAACCCATATAACAGCCAGTTGATATGGTGTTACTTTACCTTTTAATGCTGTCGGCAAAGCTATGAAGGGTGTATTCTCTGGAATAAAGCTCATTTTATGGAATATATAATAACGATCAAAGGAATTGAATCTGCTCCTCAAGGGAGCAAAAAACACGTTGGCAGAGGGATAATGGTTGAAACTTGTAAAAGATTAAAGTCATGGAGAAAAGAAGTTAGTTTGAGGGCGAAGTTGATTGTGGATGAAATAATCGAAGAACCAGTTGAGGTTGAGGTGGTGTTTTGGTTCAAACGTCCGCTTAAGCATTATTTACCTAATAAAATGATTCGTCAATCAGCACCTGTGTATATAACGAACAAAAATAAAGGAGACTTAGACAAGCATTGCAGAGCATTACTTGATTCTCTGACTAAATCTGCATTTGCTGATGATAGTCAGGTTGTATCTTTACACGCTGTCAAAAAGTACTGTGATACCGAATCCGAAACTGGTGCAACTATAAAGATCAGATCAATAAATTTGTAGTCGGGTGATGGATCAGCCCTTCGCTGGCTGCCTTGTCTTTCCTACATTTTCGATAGGTATTTTATGACTTTCAGATCCGCTTTGCATGGATCATCAGGCTACCCGACTTTACATTTGATTTAGGCCATTTTCTAAATTAAAGACAACTCTGGCAATAATCCCAGCATCTAGGTGTTCTGGATTTACACCAGTACCTTTTACTGAGGGGTTCTTTTTTAAAAACTCTCTGAGCCTAAGGGCATCTTCGGCTTTTAAATTAAGAAAGATGTTCATGTATCGTTGTAGGTAACGAAGCATAGGTAATCGCTTACAAACTGATATTAACTCTTAATTCAACGGATCATCAAATTCTGGAATATTTGCTGTATAAATAATATCTTCACAATTTTGGATTTCTAGGTGCAACAATGCAATCTTTTCTATCGCTGCATAAACTTCTGGCTTTGTTCTAGGCTCACAAAGATAATCAATGTACTTATCGGCCTCTTGCTCCAAGAAAGCCTTTTTAAGCTGATATTCAAGGGTCATATCTTTATTGTAGTTAAAAATAAAAACCCCACCAG